TTATATTTGTCGCAAAACTTCAACTAGTCGGTGATAAAATTTTGCGAAACTTGGCATCTCTTCTGCAAGTCTTCTGCAATTCATGTTGTTATTTTCAAGCCAGGTTAACAGACGCTCGCTATTCGCTTCTCCTCCAAGCACCTCACTGAGCATTTTTTTTGCAGCGTTTGGAGATCTATCATTTCCTGAGAGGTCTTCCAAAACAACACAATGCTGATAGGGGTTTTCTTTTGCCGCGCACAAAAACCAGGACTCTGATTTTGGTCTTGGCATCATCGGAACACCCTTTGTAAAATCGGCCCGTTTGAAGCCTTCATTCATTGAGGAGGTTTTTTGCGACCAAATATCACCAGGGGCGGTGTTTGTGCCGTCAGTATCTCGGAAGAGGACTGCAATAGCGACATCTTGCTCCGTCGCTTCTAATTCTTTCGTTATCTCACCGAGCATCCAAGCATTGAAATAAAAGAAACCAGTTTCAATTCCGTGTTTGCGACCTGCAAGGACAAATCCGCGCCTCTGGTTTTTCTTTTCTACTAGGCGCTGCGTCAGATAAGCTTCGCTGTAATACCTATATATACCCGGGTGAACCTGCATCGGGCTGTATTGCAACACTTCTTCGATTATTTGATCGATGATAACTGTAAGTGGGCCCATCCTGTACATGTCATCCTGACAAAATCCAGAGTGATTTATACAGGACCCAAGATCACTCACACCCTCACCACTACACACTACAATCACATAGCACCATTAGTCTTGGTTGAGCTTTCGTCCGCGTCTAGTTTTGCACACTCACTAGTAAGCTCAGACAGGCTCGTATCCACGAAAGCCTCGCCAGGTCCCATTATCATTAGCTTTTTTCCCATTCTTGGTATACTGAATAGCGGTCGGCTTCTAGTTCCACCGCTAAATGTACGATATATAAAATGAACGGTTTGTTTGGCTACTTCATCGGATAAATAATTTAATATCATCGGGCTGTGTGTGGTTACGATAACCTGTTGTCCGGTGTTCTGTAGGATATTAACTAGACGCTCCACGATTTCGGGGTTAACGCCGTTCTCAATTTCATCGAAAAGTAATGTTGCATTGCCAGCGCCAGCTTGAGCCAGAATAGCCAATATTCGGAGTAAACCATCATTTACATGCTTCGCATCTGTTTCTACAAGCTCCCCGTTGAATTGTTCGATAATGGAAAGCTTTTTCCATCCTGCTCGTTCTTGCTTGACTTTGAAATCAACTACAGATGGGTAGAACTCACGCAGCAATGTCGTAAGTCTCTCTCGCTCCTCCCCCTTTATACTATAAAGAAAAGAGGATAGCCTCTCTCCGCCTGTACCAATATCTGTAGCCGCTTCTCGCAGCGAATATCGCATTAAATGAGGGGAGAGAAGTTCTAATGATCTTATATTTGAAATTATATTTCGGACTTCAATGGTTTCCGGATTAAGTGCTTCATCTTTCAGCGCTGAGAGAATGGATCCTGTGTAATTGAAGTCAACTTTTGAAGGTTGTCCGTCAAGTATAGAATATCGACCTTTTGATAAGGCGAATACGTTTTTATCTGTGTCCTTGAACACTCTTTCTAATGTGCACGAAAGACTGCTTCTATTGAAGCTTCCGAGCCAGTTAAAAATCTCACCACTTTCAGTTTTAACTGTAATTGCGATGATAATATTAGAGGTGCTGCTTAGCTTGGAGTGTAAGTCGGAAGCGCTCCATCCTCGTTTGGAAAGCCAGCTATTAATGTCGCCGCGCATCAAGTGCGAAGCAAAGTCTAGCGCTTGAAGTACGCTGCTCTTGCCGGCCCCGTTTAATCCAACGAGGCAAGTAAAGCTATCCATGCCCGTCGCTTGGTCTAAATTGAAGTCAACTAGTGATTTAAAGCCGTGTACGCTGAAACCTATGATCATAAAATTCTCAATTTTGTATCCTCTCGATACCATGCCAATTTTTACAGCATTTCTTCGCGTTTAGGCAATTGTAATTCGAGATGCTTTTGCTCCGCGTGTCCTCTCCTCAGAGACGAATCGCGCCCAGTTTAATCGACGCAATGAATATCTGCTTCTGGACGATTCCTCTTGACCTCTAAAGCCCCAACGCTAGCTGTAACATCCCGACGACATCTGGCCCATCCTCGTTGATCCACGTCCCATAGTGCTGTCGGATCATGTTTCCATTGGTATGTCCCATCTGTTCGGCGATCCAGTCGATTGATGCTATCCCCGTGGTAAGCAACTGGCTGGCGTATGTGTGTCGGCACTGACCAGGTCCGCGATAGCGAACCCCGGCCGCGAGTAAGTGCGCCTTAAAAAATCTGTCGCGAACCACGAAGTCGCTGACGTGCGGTAGACCACTTTTCGTATTCAGGAATACAAAGTGCAGTTTGTGTTGCCGCACGGTCCGATTATCCCTTTCAACGATATCAACAGTCTGTGCCTTCTTTTTTCGATTTAGCGCATCGATCTTTTGCAGCGCATTCCACGCGGGCGCGAGCAGGCGGACCTTGCGCGTCGAACGCCGAGTTTTCGTTACCCGATAAGCGCCGCGCACTTTGGACCTGCGGAACGTCACGGTGCCTTGCTCCAGGTCGACATCCTCCCAAGCCAAGGCGATGGTCTCGGAAACCCGGGGGCCAGCCCATATCATGAACTGAACCATTAACAGCTCTTGTGTGCGGCTGGTGTGGGTCTCTAGGATCTGTTTGATTTCCGCCCGGGTGAACGGGTCCGGCGCCTCGGGATCTGGTAGGCGCACCATCAAACCTTCGGTTGGGTCATGCGCGACTTTCATCCGCGTGCGGTAGAGCCGGAACACCTGACGCACGTTGCTGATGATGTCGCGGATAGTCTTGTTCTTGAGGGTTTTGGACAGGGTGCCCTGGATCCACTCCTGTAAGTCCAGGTGATCGATCGCGTTGATCTGCACTTTGCCCCAGCGCGGGCGCACGTGCACTTCGGCCTTGTTGGCGTAGCCCCGGTAACTCGATGCTGCAACGCTGTTGGCCTTGATCCGTAACCACAGGTCCAGGTAGTGGCCGAAGGTGTTTTCCACCAACCTGGCTGAATTGGGGAAGTGGCGTGCGTAGTCAAACGTGCCGGTCTGGATTTCGTATTCAATGATGTCGGCCAGGCGCCGTGCCTGGGCTACGATTGCAGGTGTGTTGCCTCCCGGGATTGTTTCCCGGCATTTCTCCCCGTTGTATTGAAAATAGATTCTCACGGATTTCCCGCGAGCTTCGACCCCACTCATGTAAACCCCTAACGCTGTGCTTGTGTATCGACAGTCTGACGATCGGAAACAAAAAGGCCCGTTTCCGGGCCAAGTATCTGGAAGCGCATCTTCTGGTGGACGCGGCTTATGACTTCGGCTTCTGGTTGCGTAGATGGGCGTTCTGCAGCTGGCGCCGTCGGCTGCATTTCAGATGATTACCCTGTGCGCGCCACCTGCCGCACTGATCGCAGACGCTGGTGTAATCGATGTTCCAGGGAAAGCGCCGTACTGGTGCTGAATGACTGCTAGACATTGCGTGTTGCGCCCTGGGTTGCGGGTTTTGCGAGTAACTGGGCGATCACGGCCGCATCTTTTTCGCTCAGTTCCCCCAGGTTGCTGGCCATGTGGCTGAGGCATTCAAGGCGGGTTCGTGATTCGGGTGTTTTGTGCACCAGGTAGCCAATGACGGCCGCGCCGATGATCGCGGTGGCCACCAGGTGACGTGCCGGTGTGGTAGCCTTCGCGCCGCTGCTGCTTAGGTTCTGTGCTTGCATGGTATTGCCCTCTGTTGCGGTTAGGTGTCGGGGAGCTGCAACTCCTCGACACTGCTTCTTTTAAGGTCAGTCCTTACGGGCCAAGTGGATCACCAGTCCGTCAAAATCCGGCTCATGCTCAACGCATGACTGCCACTCCAACACCCTCAAAATCTGTTGCCTGCTGCAGTCGTCCACCAGGATTTCGCGCTGGCCACCGGCCGCCCGAACTTCCAGGATCTCCAACAAACCATCTTCCCCATAAGCACCGGCCTGGATGATCGGCGCGCTCTCACCGGTGAAGTCCAGGCGGTCCTGCACTCCCTGCAGCTTGCTAGTTTTGCCGTCGCCGGCATTGCCCATAAATACTTGGATCTGCATCGGTCTTGCTCTCCTTTACGCCTTGAATGTCCAGCACTTCACTGTGGTTGGCCGGGGTTGTGAACACGGGGTGCGGTTGTTGAACGCAGCACGTACAGCGCTGTGTACGGCCTTATTGCTGTCCAGGAACTTGCGGGAACGGGACTCTTTGAGCAGGTCGCGCAACGTGGCCACGTCGGCCAGCTTCTGTTTGTGTTCGGCGGCACGCTCGCAGAATTCGTTGAGGTTGATAGCAATCACGGTGGGGTCGCTGCTGTGGTCGACCACCGGGTCTTCGCTCAAGGATTCGAGGTAATCGTAAACCTCCCAAAACTCGGCCACGGCTGCATGGTCGGAGCTGATCGACGCCTGGCGCTCGATGGCCATCCGCACGATCTGGCGCTGTGTGGCGGCGACCTGGGGGTCACTCAATTTCAGTACCAGGCGAATGCCGTCCAGAAGAGAGAGCATTTGCGCGTGGTTTTTGCTGATGCGTTCCACGCGGATGTAGCCGCGCAGGTCATAGCCGCAACTGGTGCAATTGCCCTGGTCACTGGCATAGGCCGTGCTGCAGGCGAAGCAATGGGTGTGCAAACGGCGCAGCTTCGATTCGTGTTCGGGCATACGTTGGGCGAACAGCTCAAGCACCGCGGATTCCTTGCCCACGGCCCGCAACAGGAAGTGGCTGAGGGTGCCGCCGTCCAGGGCGTTGAGTTGATCAGCAGCAGCACGGCTTTCCGGCGTGACGGTCGGGCGTACAAAGTGCAACTTCACAATCCGCGTCATGATTGCTTCATGGGCGACCACAGCCGCGTTCTGGCTGATCGCGATCGTTCCCCTGAATGGAGGCTCATACGTTTCGTTGCCGGCCGTCTTGACGCCTTTGGTGGCCAAGGTGCCGCCGCCGTAGAAGTCTTTCAGCTCGTCCCATTCGAAGGTTTTAGCGTGTGCCCGATCATCGCCGTGGCGATCCGCTTCCAGGAACACCACTGGCATGCCGGAGACCTGGCCCATCAGGCGAGAGCGCCCAGCTTTGGTGGATTTCATAGGGTCAAACCCTTCATAGCCTTCGCGGCCGAGTAGCTTCCAAAGGAGGTTCAAGAGGGTGGTTTTGCCGGCGCCGGCCTCGCCTGTGGCTTCCAGAAAAGGGAAGGACTGATAGCGGGCGCGGATCTGCTCGCAGAACAGCGAGCCAAAGAAGAACACCAGCGCGACGAAGCCCTGGGCGCCGAAGCATGTCCACAGCAACTGCACCCACTTCTCGTCAAAGCCCTTCGCTTCGCGCTGCAGCTTGATCGGGACGCCTTTCTGCAGGGTTTTCAGGCGCAGCTTGCCGAACTCGAAATAGTCTTCGCTGTTGACCTTGTAAGTGGTGCCGTCCTTGATCGCGATGTCACCGTAGACGTAGCAGGCGTATTCCTTGCTGTAGCCCACGTAGTCGATCGTTGAGACGGTTTTGATGCCGAACAGCTGGTCTTTCATGAGTTTGTCGAGCTGCTGGCCACTGCCGGTAAACATTGCCCCAGCCGCCATACCGAGCAGTCGCTTTTTGAACTCGCTTGCGGCCGACAGCTGGCCGCTGGTGAAGGTGTTTTTCACGCTTTCGGAGTCATGGGGGAAGTCCACACGCATGTAGTACCAGGACTCGTCTGTTACCTCGTTACGCTGGAAATACAGCGCCTGGGGGTAGCAGTTGGCGATCTCCACGACGCTGCCGGACTGCTGCAGCGCTTTTTCGCGCTGTTGCGCCTGGTTCAGCAACTGGTCGTCGTGATTCTCGCTGTCCTCAATGTCGGACATGGCTCGGTTGAATTTCTCCATGTCCAACTTGAACCAATACAGGCGGCTCCCGAAGCCCAGGTGAAATTCCCCGCGCTTGTTCCAGTCGTACATGAGCAAAGCCTTTTCCGCCGCGCTCTCGGCCAGCAGCAGGGCGCCCTGGTGGCGGGCCTGCTTGAGGTCGGTCGCGATCTGGTCGGCGCGCTTGGTTTCGTCCTGGATGAAGCTCCAGCGCTGATGAAGGTCGTTCCAATCTGACTTGCGACCGTCGCGTTGCAGGATCTGCGCTGACTCGCATACGAAGCCCAGGGCACGTGCTTCGCGGACCCAACGCCTGGTGTAGGCGTTTGCGCTGGGCTCGTTATCCAAAGCCCAAACCAGCTTGGGCAGCTTCCCGCCTTCCCGGGTTTTAATCAGTGCCTTGAGCGAGTCCCCAGGAAATGCGTTGGAGGACATTGCAGACACCGCCGCGATGTCGTGGTGCACCAGGGCGATGGCGTCGAAGATCCCTTCGACAATCCAGATCTCTTTGGCTTCCAGCAGGTCGACGCAGGGCGGGCACCACCAGACGCCGCGATAGCTGTCCTTGGACTTGAAGCGGGCCTTCATTTTGCCGAAGCGGTGCGGCTGATCGATCAGGCGTTCCCACCAGCCACCTTTCTCCAGGGCGAACCGCACAGTTGCGCTGCCGGCGTTGTGTTCAACGGAATAGAACGTTTCCTGTGTGAACCATCCCTGAATCAGCTCAAACCGAAAGCCTCGGGCGAACTCCAGGTAAGCGCGTGCGGTGGCGTTGGGATGTTGGTCTGTCGCCGGCGCACGTTTGCTCCAATCTTCAAACAGATCGTCGTACAGCTCTTTCACGTGCAGGGTGTGGCCACACTTTTCAGGGCGACCACAAATCACCATCCATGGCGTGTCAAAGCGGGAGTACAGCTCTTTCTTTTTGCACTTTGGGCAGGTGCCGCCGCGCATGTAGTCGGTGCCCGTGCGGTGCTTGAGCCCGAAGTCGGACTGGAGGCGTTGCAACACGTCGTGGCGAAGATCTTCTTTCATGGGGTTACTTCACTGCTTTGAGGCTGTGGGACAGGGCTGCCATCAGGCGTTTTTGCGCAGCCATTACCGGGACATGGGCGAGGATTGCGCCGTGGCGCAGGCCGTCCGCAACAAGGCGGAACTGGTCGGCGTACCAGTGTTCGTTGAGGCTCAAGCGATACTGTTCGCGCAGGTTGGCCAGCAACGCTTCGGCCTCGGCCGGTGGCAGTTGGGTGGTGACAATTACGGCGTTTGTCATCGTTAAACCTCGATTTCGGGCGCAGCTCACCCAAACCCACGGGACGTGGGGCCGGCGATTGGTTGGGTTGGGTGTTACGAGTTGACGGAGCGCAAACGCACGTTGTCAGGGGCGTTCAAGATGCGTTCATAGATGAGACTGACGGGTACGGACCAGCAAAATCCTTTGATTGGATCCTTGATCACCACAACGGTGTCGCTGCTGTAGTCCAGATCGAGGCGCTGGCGGAAGGCGATTTCCACCAACTCAATGTGGGCGAGGGAGACCAGCTTGATTGCAACCGATTCGTTCACGTCGAGGTTGGTAACCAGGTGTTGAATGGTTCTGTTGAGAAGCGTCGACAGGTCGCCCAGGTGTTCGGCTTGATGGCGCTCAAGGAATGCCAGTGCGGCGTTCTGCATGCATTCCTGATAGTCCAGAGTGTTGGTTTGAGCATTCATTTTGCTTTCCCTGATTTGGCGCGGTAGAGATCAATGGCTGCATAGACTTCGGCGGTCCGTGCCGCCAAGTGCAGTGTGTGAGCGCTCTGTATCAGCTCGGCTTCGGCGTCGGTGATCACACCGTCCTCGAGCGCCTGCGCAATGGCCTGATCGACCGTTCCCTGTTTGGCCGAACTCTGCATAGCCCGTGCATACATCTCCACGTTGTCCAGGTTCTCAGGATGAGCCATCGGCACGAACATGCCGCCGTACATTGCCGCTACGTAGTTGGCGAAGTGCTGGGTGCCGGTGACTTGCTCAAGCTGGCAGATCTGCACATCGGTTAATGGACGGCAGTTGTTGTTCTCATAGGCGTGGTTATCAAACTTCTTGAGCGGCAGACCGATCCTGGCGGCGGCGCGTTCGCGGCCACCTTCGAAGGTGCAGATAATTGCACTGACAACTTCGCGACGTGTTTTTAGAACCTGGCTTTCCATTTTCTGCTGTTCCCTCCGTGCACTGGCCATTACTGTGCGATTACGTCGTCTTTGATACCGAGCAACACGGCGGCGCGATGTGCCTCCCCCCGGCGACCTTTGATCCGACCGTTCAATAGGTCGCTGACTAAATTTTTATTCAAGCCGTGCTTGCGGCTGAATTCCGCGATGCTCACTCCCTTGTGATCAAGAGCGGCCCGGGCTTGCTCGGGTGTAATGGTGGCGGGCATCATGTCTACTCTGTTTGTTTGTGGTTGTTTCTGTTTGTCTGTGGCGATTCTTGGTCAAAAAATTGATCAGGTCAAGTGTGGTGAATAAAAAAATGCTCATAGCTGACGGAGTAGGTGATCGCCTAAGGGAAGAGCGCGAGCGCTTAGGTTTGAATCAGACTGATTTTGGAACGTTGTTGGGAGTCAGCCGTGGGACTCAAAAAAATTACGAGTTAGGCGCCAATTCGTTGGACCTACGCTATGTTTCTGCACTCGCAGAACACAAGGTTGACGCGGGTTACGTGCTTTCGGGACATCGATCTCCCCCTCCTGGTCAGGGGCTTGATCCTGCTGAAGCGGATTTGGTTGAGCAGTTCAGGCGCTTACCTCCAGATGATCAAAAAACTGTGCGGAGGATTGTTAAGTCCATGGCTGCCGAGGCTGAGGAACCTTCCGACTAACTTGTAACAATTTGCGTGTTTTCTATGAGATAGCTGCGTCAAGGTGCCAACCACTGCCCAATACCGCCGATTCAGCAAATGCATTAACGGAGCAGCACGCATGTTGGATCGCAAGAAATTGGAAAGTAGTTATCGCGACTCGGGTGGTTGTGAATGGCTGGAGTTGACGGCTTTGGAAGTCCGCCTTATCAAGCTCTACCGACAAATATCTGAGCAAGACCGTAAACAGGTTCGACGCATCGCGGGTTACCTTGCCGAACCATCTGACATCGAATGATCGATCTGACTAAATACTGAAAGAAGCGCCGGCCCTTGAGGACGGCGCTTTTAGTATCAAGCGGCACCAAGCTGGTCGAATAGCTCCCGCTGTTTCGCCCTGGGCATATCCCTCAAACGATCAAACAGCATTCTTTCGTAGGATTGAGCGGAAGGGCTGAGCGTGTGCGAAAACGTCAAATTCGCTACCCACGTATGCCCGCACGTTGCGTCGAGGCACTGGCAATAGAGCTTGGCAAAATCCCGCGATAATTCTTCGCGCGAAGCAATCCGGCCCTTGTTCCCGCATTTGCATACAACTCTCATTTTGTCCCTCCCCAGGGCAGCCAATGGCCACTATTTTGCCACATTTTTTAGTGGTAATAGCTTCTTCAAGACGTTTTTCCAGTGTTATCGACTGGTGTATTGGTTTCTTGCCAAGATATTTTCCTATCTTGTCGGAGCGTGTCATTCAACTGGTTGAACAACTGGCAGATAGGCCTGATCTCGTTGCTGGTGTACACGCGATCGATCTTCTCGATGTCGCCAAACCCCCCGGTGTTTTCCGGGATGATCCCGGCCAGGGCAGGGTTCATTCGCCAGGCAGCGATCACATCGTTGCGCGTGATGTTCTTCACCTTCTCCAGCTCGTCCTTGGCCTGAAAATCCCCTACAGGAATGATCTGGATCGCGTTTTCCTTGCCGTTGGGGATGTTGACGAACATCGATCGGAAGTTGCCCACGCCCTTGCTGGCGCTGATCTGGGCGCGCAGGTTGTCTTCGTCTTCCTCGGTAAGGTCCGGGTCGTTGGTGTAGAAGATGTAGCCCGCGTGCGCGCCATTGCTGTAGTAGCGCCGGCGGAACAGGGTCGCGGCTTCGTTGAGCAAAAGTGCCTGCAGGCCGCCCAGGTAATCGGGTACGCCGTAGATGTTCTGTTCTACGTCGTAGTCCAGGACGTGTTCGATTTCGTCCTGGTCGAAGTCCATGAACTTGTTGTCCCGCAGCAGCATCCTGAACCCGCCGTCGACCTTCACGCGCATGTTGATGGCCGGCAGGTGCTGCATCTCCAGCACTTCGCCGAAGGCGTTGGTGTCGCGATAGAAATACGCCTCGCCAAACACCATGTAGTCCAGGCTCGCCCGTCCCATGGTCTGCGTGCTGCAGCCCTCGGACGGGATGAATTCACGCAGCAGCAGGTTGCGTTTGAACTTCGGAATTGCGCCGTGGTGCGCGTTGGCGCGTAGCAACTTGGCCAGGCCCGCCCGCGACACTGGCGGCTTGTAGATTTCGCCGTCGTCGCTGAGAAATACCCCCAGGTACTCGCCGATGTTGCCGGACAGTACCTGTTCGGGTTCCCCGAAGGTGAACGCCCGCATGGGCTGCGGCTGTCGCGCCTGCTGGGTGGCTTGGGGCTTTTTGTGTCGTGGCTTGGGCATTGGTTCCGCTCGTGACGTAGCGGCTACGGCGCCGCTTGTTGGTGTTGAGGGGTTCATTGAACAGGGCGTGCATGATCGACCAGGCAATATCGGCGTGACCGGTGGCGTCGGTGCGCGAAGCGCTGTAGGTAACCTGTCCGCTGGTGGTGGTGCCGCGCTTGATGGTCAGGAACGCCTGGGCGATGTCGGTCCAGCCGGCGTCCCACTCGATACGACTGCCCTGGATCGTGTCCTGGGCCTTGAGTACCAGCAGGTTCTTGGTCTCAAGGCTGTAATGGATCGGCGTGGCTTTCGGGTAAAAGTCGCGTACCAGGTCGAACACGCCGTAGCCCACGCCGGTAATGTCGATACCGATGTGTTGGACGTTGAAGCGCTCGGTGAGCTTCTTGACCTGGGCGGCCTGGTAGTTGAACGAATGCCCCCGCCAGCTGTGCTTTTCCAGAATGCGGAATTTCGCCCCAGGTTCCAGCGGCGGGGCGACCACCACGCACGTGGCGTCGTCGCGGGTGCGGCTCGGATCGTAGCCAAGCCACACCGGGCTGTTGCCGAAAGGCCGGTCCAGTTCTGGGTTGTAGTCCTCCCACAACGACAGGTCGGAGTAGCAGCGCTCCAGGTCCTTGAGGCCGAACGCGCTCTGGCTGCTGTCGATGAATTTGCAGTAAAACAGCTGCTGGAATTTTTCTTCGTCGTACTCCAGCTGCAGCTGCTCCAGATCGAACAGATCGCAGCCGCCATCGATCGCATCCTGGATGGTGATGGTCTTGCGCCATTGGCCATCGGGGCAGAGGGCGCCCTGGGTGTAGGACGCTTCGGTGGGCCAGGTACCGCCGGCTTTCTTGCCGCGTTTGCTGTTGCGGAATTCCTCGCCTGACCAGAATGGATACGCCTGGTGCGACACCGCGCTGGGCGTCGAGAAGTAGGTCTTGCGCCACTTCTTGTGGGTGCCCATGGCGCTGGCCACGGTGCTGAGTTTTTCGAAGTCGCGGATCCAGAAATACTCATCCACGTACACATGGCCATGGTAGCCCTGAGCGGTGCTGCTGTTGGTCGACAGGAAGCGCAGTTCGGCGCCGTTGCTGAGCGTGATCGGGTTGCCGGTCAGCTCGATGTCGAACCACTGCTTGGCGAACTGGATGATGTAGCTGCGGAAAATCTCCGACTGCGAGCGGCTTGCCGACAGGAACACCTGGTTATCACCAGTTAGTACCGCGTCCATGAAGGCTTCGCCGGCGAAGTAGTAGGTCAGACCGACCTGGCGGCTTTTGAGGATGTTGCGGATCCGGCTAGTCAGCGGGTTTTGCTTGGCCGCGAACAGTTCCTGCTGATAGCGGTACATCTTGCTGATGAACTTATCCAAGAAGTCGACTTCGGTCAGCCCGCTGATGTCGTTCTTGGCCTTCTTTTCCTTTTTCCTGTCGCCGCCTTCGCCACGGCTGGAGCGTTCGCCACGCGAGCGTTTGCGCGGCTCCTGGGGTTCGCCCAGGTCGTCTCCGTTCGATGCCGCCACCGGTGCGGGCTTGGCCGCTTGTTTCAGCAGGCGTTCGCGAACGACGGTCAGTCGGTCCAGTTCGTTGAGGTCGTCTTTGGACAGGCTGCCCGCTTTGTCCAGGAGCAGGGTGATCCGCCGGCCGACGGCCGTCAGCGGCTCTTCGTCCGACAGCATGTCCTCCCACCCGCCCTGGCGTATCCAGTAGTAGACGATTCGGATGTTGGGCAGGTTGAGCTGCGCCTGAATTTCCTTTGCCTTACAGCGGCGCAGAAACAGGCGTTTGGCGGCTTCTTTAACTTCGGTCGAGTAGTACATGGGCCGCAGTCTATGCGGCGAAAACGCTGGAAACGCGGGGTTAAATTCCGTGATTCACCTATATCGCGAATATAGGAGGAACGCGCATTTGAACCGTTTGTTTGAGGGCAGACTGCTCCCTATCTTGGCGGCTCATTCAGCGATTGAGCGCAGTTAAACCCATGCCCCGTTCCCTTGTTTCGTTCTGGAAACGTGTCGCCACCAGCGGAGCTACCGTTGATGGGCGCGTAATCCTTCCCCAGGAACTGCGCGACATCGCTGAAACCTACAAGCCGTCGTTCTACACGGCGGTGATCTGGTGCGACCACGAACGCTGGCCAGGCTCCCACGGCACGGTTTACGCGGTGCGTCTGGTGGAAGAAGCCGAAGACCTAGAGCCGGGCGAAGTGGCGTTGGAAGCGCAGTTGAAGCCCAACGACCGCCTGCTGTACCTGAATGACCAGGGCCAGAAGCTGTTCACCAGCATTGAGATCACCCCGGACTTCCGTGGCAAAGGTAAAGCCTACCTGACAGGCATGGGCGTTACTGACCAGCCGGCCAGCGTCGGTACCCAGGAACTGTATTTCTCGCACCAGAACACCCGCGCTTCCTATTACGCCGCCTCGGTCGAACTCGGCCGCCTGCAGGACGACAGCCAACCCACCGCCGAAACCGGATTGATCAATGCCCTGACCGGCTTTTTCAAGCGTTTCGCCACGGAAGTGCTGCCCACCGAAACCACTCCACCCAACACAGAGAGCAAACCCCCAATGGATGAAGCTACAGCAACGGCTCTGACGGCCCTGGTGGCGCAGCTGCTGGTTGTCGCTGCCGGCCTTCAAGCCGTCATTGAGCCTGCCGCCGCCGATGCGCCTGAACCCGATCAAGGCCTGATCGATGACGTCAGCACGGCCGTGGATGACATCGTGGCCACCGCCGAGGAAGAGCGGGAATTCCGCCGCAAGGGCAAGGGCAATCAGTCCGTACTTGCCAAGCTGGATGCGCTGCAGAAGCAGTTCAGCGCCCTGCAGAACAACTCCACCGGTCGCCAGTTGCCGCGCAATCCCGGCCCGGTAACCACCGTCAAAAAGCGGGTGCTCTGATATGGCCTATTCACTGAGCGCTTACGGCGCCAAGATGTACGCCGAACTGCAGCTGGCCATCGCTGAAAGCTATGGCGTGGAGTTGGCCAGCAAGCACTTTAGCGTCGATCCAACCATTGCCCAGGAACTGAACGACGCCATCACGGCCAAGTCGGACTTCCTGGAGCGTATCAACGTCATTCCAGTGACCGAGATTAAAGGTCAGAAGGTCTTCATTGGCGTGTCGGGCCCGGTCACTGGCCGGACGAACACCAAGACCACCGATCGCGAAGCCAAAGATGCGTCGTCGCTGGATCAGGACACCTACGAGCTGTCGTCGACCGAGTCTGATGTTGGCCTGCCTTACGCCAAGATCGATGCCTGGGCCAAGTTCCCGGACTTCCATCAACGTTACTCCGCTGCTGTGCAGAAACAGATCGCGCTGGACCGCATCATGGTCGGCTTCCATGGCACCCATGCTGCTGTGCAGACCGACATCGAGAAATACCCGATGCTGCAGGACGTCAACAAAGGTTGGCTGCAGCAGGCCCGTGAACAGATCCCTGCCCAGGTCCTCAAGGAAGGCAAGGTCGCCGGCAAGGTAACCCTCGGCGCCGGTGGCGACTATGCCAACCTCGATGCCCTGGTGCACGACACCAAGCAACTGGTGGACGAGCGTCTGCGCGATGCCGGCGACCTGATCGCGATCATCGGCACCGACCTGCTGGCCGCCGACAAGGCCAAGCTGTATTCGAAGCAGGGCGACACCCCGACCGAAAAAGAGCGCATCGAAGAAGCCCAGGTGATCGCTACCTATGGCGGCTTGCCGAGCTTTAGCGTGCCGTTCTTCCCGGTCAACGGCGTGGTCGTCACCAGTTGGGACAACCTGTCGATCTACTTCCAGGACTCCAGCTGGCGTAAGCAGACGGTCGACAATCCAAAGCGCTCCCGCGTTGAGGACTACAACAGCCGCAATGAAGGTTATGTGATCGAGCAGCTGGAAAAGTTCGCCATGACCGAAAACGTGGAGCTTGTGGCGTGAGTCTGGCTCTCGCGCACAAGCGGCGCACTATCGCGCTGGGAGGCGCCGCCATTACGGCGGCTGCAGTCTCCGCAGCGCTTCCTTACTCGCCGACGGAAGCCCTGAGCAGCCCCGCCAATGCACGCAAACACCTGCTGCTGCAGGAAGCGGCGTTGGACCAGGACCTGGCGCGTCTGAGTGACCTTAAGAACCTGGCCAGCAAACAGTCGCTTAAGCGCGAAGAACTGCTGCCCAAGTACCAGGATTACGTGCAGCGCTACTGCGAATCGGGGCTGAAATTCCAGAACCGCGTCGCGGTGCAGGTCATGGTCTGGCTGTTCGATACCGCCCAGTTCGATGACGCCCTGGAGCTGGCCGACTTCCTGATGGAACAGGACCAGCAGATGCCGGAGCGCTTCAAGCGCCGTGACATCCAGACCTTTGTCGCTGACGCCGTGTGTGAGTGGGCCTACGCCGAATACAAAGCCAATCGCAGCCCGGAGCCTTACCTCTCTGACCTGCTGCCACTGGTCGACGGCGAATGGCAACTGACGGAGCAGATCCCGAGCAAGTACCACAAGTTGATCGGCATGCGCGCCATGGAGGCCGAGCAGTGGGAAACCGCGCTCAAGCACCTGGAACGCTCGACGGAGCTGTACGCCCAAGCCGGCAACGACACCCGTATCAAAAGGGTCCGCAAGGCCCTGGAAAAACAAGCGGCCGCTACTCCGGCCACCGAATAACCGACTACCCCCCCCCAGCGGGGACCTGTGGAAGTGAGCCGCCCATTTATGGACCGTCCCACTGAAAACAGGCTCCCCGCCCTATTTGAGCGGTCAGCATGAGCTTTTCAGGTAAACCCACCACCCTGGTGGAACTGGCGATCGAGAACGACGGCTTTTGGCCGAACCTCGATGTGGGCGAGTTCCAGAAGGGCTATCGCCTGCCGGCGGAATACCTGATGGAACTGCTGACGGCTGAATTGACCACGGCGATGACCGAGGTCAACAGCGACTTGGCCACGTGCAAAGCGCGTTGGCAGAACCAAGGTGTTACCACCTTGGAATCTGCTGACCCTATGGTGCTGCCCGAGCGAACATTTCAAGCAGCGACGTACAAACGCGCCGTTTACTGCCGGGCCAAAGCCAGCCTGTTGCCGCAGTTCGTGACCATCATCCGCCGCGACAGCGCGGAGAACCTGGGCAAGGAATTGCCCGATCGCCCGGAAACCTTCCTGGCATTCAGCCAACAGGCTGTGCGGTCGCTGCAGGGCCGTGGCCGCATCACGGCGGCGTTGCTATGAACAAGCTGCGCGCCCTGACCAGCTACCTGATCAGCCTCGACCTGGTCCTGCCCGAGCAGATCGACAGCTGGGCCGAGCAGGTCAACCTCGATCTGATCTGGAAAGACACCACCCAAGGCCTGCACATGGGCGATATGCGCTATCGCGCCGTGATCGTGATCGAGCGTTTCGCCGGCAACCCGGCATTGCTGATGGCGCTCCTGGGCGGCTGGCTGGAATCCAACGATCCCGATCGGGACGACGACCTGCCGGCGCCGACGTTCGCCGTCGACCAGATCACCCCGGACGAAGCGGATCTGGAACTGACCCTGGAGTTTGTCGAGGCACAGCACCTGGCCGAAGACCCCAACGGCAAGGTCGAGGCCTTCGGCAAAACGTGGGGACTGGTCGAGTTCGATTTGTGGACTGCTGAGCATGGCGAGGTGCGCGGCGGTGGCGCGTAGCACTTTCGAGCTGGACGTACGGGGGCACCTGGGCGTTCGCGAGCAATTGGCCCTGCTGAGCCTGCCCCCGCAGTTGCGCCGGCGTTTGCTCAACAACGTGACCAAGCGCGTTCGGACTATGAGCCGTAAGCGGATCCGCGAACAGCGCAACCTGGACGGTTCGGCTTTCGAGGCGCGCAAGGGCGACGGCAAGGGCAAAAAGAAGATGGAAGCCGGCCTGGGCAAGTTGCTCCAGGTCACCAACGTGAGCGCGGACTCCGCAACCCTGGGATGGCGTAACGGCCTGACCGGCTGGGTCGCCGCGCAGCAACACCACGGCGCGACCGAGCGCCGAACTGCCGCGCAGATGCGCCGGTGGAACAAGGTGCCCGAGGGCCTGGCCGCGACGGACAAACAGGCAAAGCGTCTGCGCCGCCTGGGCTTCAAGGTGCGCCAGAAGGGCAAGAAGAGCCTGTCCCGGCCATCCGTGGCATGGATTCAAGAACACGTGAACTACGCCAAGGCGGGCCTGCTGATACGCATCCTGTCCGACGAAAAGGCCGAGGGCAACGGCGCGCAAAGCTGGGAAATCACCCTGCCGAAACGCCAGTTCCTGGGCGTCAGTACCGACCGGGATACCAGCCTGCTGGTTAACCAGGTGCTGGCACAAATCCTCAACTCCCCCAAATAACGAGGCCCTGCATGGCACTTGGCAAAGTCAGCGTTAACAATCTCAACCTCGGCCAGGGTGCCGTGACCGAGATCGAGCGCTATTTCCTGTTCATCGGCCCCGGCGCAAAAAGCGTTGGTAGCCTGATCGCCCTGAACACCGACAGCGACCTGGAAGCGGTCCTGGGCCAGCCCATCAGCGACCTGAAAACCCAAGTCGCGGCAGCCAAGGCCAATGGCGGCGACCGCTGGGCGTGCCTGGCGGCTCCGATTGCTGCCGATGGTGACTGGCTTGTCGCCCTGGAAAAGGCCCAGCAGCAGGGCTTTTCTGTGGAAGCTGTAGTGATCACCAAACCGGTGGCCGCTGCTGCTGAACTCTCGGCCATGCATGACGCCGCGATCGCCGTCAGCAACACCTACGGCCGCCGTATGTTCGTGATGGCCAGCACCGCCGGCATCACTGCAGAACAGACCTGGTCCGACTACCTGGCCCAGCAAAAGGCGATCACCAAAGACCTGGCGGCGCCGCGTGTCCTGGTCGTGCCCCAGTTGCACGGCAATGACCTGGGCGTCCTGGCTGGGCGCCTGGCCAATTCAGCCGTCAGCATCGCAGATAGCCCGATGCGCGTGGCCAGCGGCGCCGTTTTGGCCTTGGGCAGCGTTCCCAAAGACAAAGACGGCCTGCCCCTGCCATCGGCCGTCCGATCGGAACTCGACAAGGCGCGCTTCTCAGTCTCGCAAACCTACCCCGACTACCCGGGCGTGTTCTGGGGCGACGGCAACATGCTCGATGCGCCGGCGAGTGACTTCCAGGTGGTCGAGTACCTGCGTTTGGCTGACAAGGCTGCTCGCCAGGTGCGTCCGCTGCTGATCCTGCGCGTTGCCGATCGGCGCCTGAACAACACGGCCAACAGCATGGCGGCGGCAATCAGCGCGTTTATGAAACCGCTGCGCGTGATGGCCAAGTCCACGACTTTCGCCGGCCAGGTGTTCCCGGGCGAGATCGAGTCCCCCAAGGACGGCGACATCCAACTGGTCTGGCACACCAAAACCAAGGTTGAGGTGTACATCAAGATCAAACCCCTCAATTGCCCGAAAGACCTCACGGCGAACATCGCCCTGGACCTTTCCAACGACGATTCGGAGTAATCCCGTATGTCCCGTATTGGCGGTAAAAACTTCGACATCAACCTGGGTGACCTACAGATCCATGTTGAAAGCTGCACCCTGGATGTCACCGACAACACAGCCGTGGCGCAATCCCGGGGAGTGCCCAACGGGCACGTCGACGGCGATGTGTCGTGCAGCGGTGAATTCGAATTCGACACCAGTAACTTCAACCTGCTGATCGAGGCCGCACGCACTGCCGGCAGCTTCCGCCAGTTGGAGCCGTTCGACTCGGTGTTCTTCGCCAAGGCCGGCGAAGAAGAGCTGCGCATTGAGGCCTTCGGCTGCAAGTTGAAGGTATCCAGCCTGCTGAGTGTCGACCCCAAGGGTGGCGAGAAGTCCAAGCACAAGGTGCCCTTTGACGTCACCAGCCCGGATTTCATCCGCGTCAACGGCGTGCCGTACCTGGCTGCTGCAGAGATCGAGGGCCTGCGCTAATGGTTTGCCCGTTCGATCGCGCCCAGGCCCTGGAACAACGTCAGCGTGATGCGGCGATCGCGGCCGCACTTGCTGCAGCACGGCCGAGCGGGCCAAGCCTGACTCACTGCAAAGACTGCGATAAGCCGATTCCGGAAAAGCGCCAGGCCCTGGGCGGAATCACCCGTTGCGTGCCGTGCCAATCCCTTACTGAGCAAGGACAGCGCCGATGACCGCACGCGCCAAGCCCAAAGGCACCCTGGAAAGCCGCTTCGCAGTGCTTGAACACCGCGTCAGCGACCTGGAAGAACGCCACGAAACCGTGCCGACCCGTGTCACCCGGTTGGAAGGCGAATTCGAACACATGGCGGTACAGCTCTCGGATTTGAACGATGGCCAGCGCGAGCTGACGGCCACCGTGTCCGACATCGGCACCAAGGTCACCCGCATGTTGGCGGTACTGACCGTGCTGGGTGTGGTCGCGCAGATGGTCGGGCCGGCGCTGTTGCGGATCCTGTTCCCATGAGCCTGCGCGGCAAGATCGCCGCCGGTGGCATCACGCTCTGCAGCTCCGCATTGGTCCTGTTCTTGGGCACTTGGGAAGGTAACGGCCAGAACACCGTGTACGCGGACAAGTTGGCCCGTGGCCTGCCGACCGTGTGCAAGGGCATCACCCGTTACACCAGTCCGTATCCGTTGATTGTGGGTGACTACTGGTCGCCGGCGCGCTGCGCCGAGGTGGAGCAACTGGTGGTCGAGAAAGGCCAACTGGCACTGGCTGACTGCCTGACCAATCAGGCGATCGGGCAGAAGACCTTCGACGCCCTGAGCAGCCATGGCCACAACTTCGGTACGCCCAGCACCTGCGCCAGTCGCGCCGTGGGCTTGATCAATGCAGGCAAGATCGCCGAGGGCTGCAAGGCGCTCGCCTGGGGCCCCGACGGCAAGAGCCCGGTGTGGTCGTCGGTCACCGACGCCCAGGGCCGCAAGCGCTTTGTGCCAGGCCTGCACGCTCGCCGGCGCGCCGAAGCGGCGATGTGCGCGGAGGGCTTGTGATGCTGCGCGAGATCCTGTTTCCGCTATTGCTGTGCGTAGCCGCGTTTGTTGGCTTCGACATCCTGCAGGGGCAACGCGACACCGCCCGCCTGGAGCGTGACAACGCCCTGTTCGAAGTGACGGGCCTACGCGAAGCCGCCCGCATCAGCGGCGAAATGCTGGCCGACCGTGACGCGATCGATCTTAAACGTACCCTGGAACTGGACCATGAACGCGCTTCAAACCTTGAGCTGCAGCGCGCTGTTGACGATCGCCGTCAGCGGCTGCGCGTCAACGCCACCTGCAGCGCCGCCGGCACCGAAAAAACCGGCGCCGGCAGCGTGGCTGATGCAGCCACCGCCGAACTCGCAACAGACGCTCGACCGGATTATTTCACCCTCAGAGATCAACTTGCCCTCAGTAAGCAAATGATCCTGGGGCTGCAGGACTACGTGCACCAGGTGTGCCTGCGCTGACCCTACCCCCCTTTAAACCAACCACCACAACGGATACGAATATGAGCCAGACCCAAGCCCGCGAAATCACCCTGGAAGTAGGCGAAAAGGAATTCACCTTCACCCTGACGCCCCAGGACGTGACCAAATACTTCAATGCCATGACCGCCAACAACAAGGTCGCGCCGTCCTTCAACCTGCTGAGCAGCACCGTGCTGCCCGCTGAGAAGGCCGGTCTGCGCGAAGTGTTGGCCAACCCGGTGATGACCATGCAGATCGCCGGCGCGCTTCTCGAAGAGTACGCCCCCGACGTCGAGATCATCGTAAAAAAGCCCTTGAGCACGCTGACCGCCTGACCGAAGACGGCCTGGGCCAGTTGCTGGCCCTGACCAACCGTTGGCTACCTGGTGCCGAGCCCAGCATCGAGAACATGGGCACGGCCAAGTGGCTGGAAGAGGAACACTGGAAACGCATGGAATTTGCCGTCGCAAGCGGCATTGCCCGTGCGTTGAACGGATAGGAACCACATGGCCGATCGTAGCGCCCGCCTGGATTTCATCTTGGCCCTGACCGACAAGGTCACCGCGCCCCTGGGCAAGGTGAAGATGGGCTTTTCCGAGCTGACCGAGCAAAGCGAAAAGAACATCAAGACCATGGGCATGGGCCTTGCCGGTGTGACGGGCGCTTTTGTCGGCATCAACGAATCACTGCAGCCCGCGCTGGAGATGAACCGCGCCCTGGGCGAGGTTAAATCCCTGGGCGTGGCCGAAGATGCGCTGAGTGCGTTGAATCAAAAGGCTCTGGAGTTCTCGGTGAACTACGGCGAGAACGCCCGGGATTTTGTGGCGTCCGCCTACAGCATTGAAGGCGCGATCAAGGGCCTGACCGGTAGCCAGCTGGCCACCTTCACCAACACCAGCAACCTGTTGGCCAAGGCCACCAAATCCGACGCCGAGACCATGGGCGCCTACGTGGGCACTATGTACAACCTGTTCAAGGGCCAGGCGGACGCCATGGGCAAGGGCGAATGGGTTGAAAAACTCGGCGGGCAGACGGCTCTGGCGGTGCAGCTGTTCCGCACCGACGGCGCCCAGCTCAAGGACGCCTTCAAGGAAGTGGGTTCTATCGCGACCGCTGCCGGCGTCGATATTGCCGAGCAGTTCGCGGTGATCGGCTCGCTGAGCAGCACCATGGAAGGCGGTGACGCCGGCGGGCGCTATAAGGCGTTCTTCGAAAACCTGGGTGCTGCATCCGAAAAAATGGGCCTTAAGTTCACCGACTCCAACGGCAAGGCGCTGCCCATGCTGCAGATCATGGACAAGCTGCAGGGCAAGCTGGGCGATCTGACCAGTGCGTCGGCCAGCGCCAAACTGATGGAAGCGTTCGGCGGGGAGGGCGCCCAGGTGATCAGCTCCCTGGCCAAGGACACCGACCGCCTGTGCAACGGCGTGGAAAAGCTGGGCAAGGTGCGCGGCCTTGAGGACGCGCAGAAAATGGCCATGGACATGGTCGACCCTTGGCAGCAGTTCGGGGCTGCGGTCGAAGCGTTGCGCATCGCCTTTGGTCAGGCGCTGATCCCGATACTGACCCCGTTGATGGCCAAGCTGTCGGGCATCGCCGGCACCATGACCCGCTGGACGCAGATGTTCCCCAACATCACCCGGGTGATCGGCATTGTCACGCTGACGATCCTGGCGCTGATTGCCGCAATGTCCTTGTTGACCTTCGCGGTCGGCGCCGGCCGCATGGTGTGGCTGGCGATGGTCACCGTCTGGAAAGTGGTGCAGTTGATGGGCCTGCGTACCGCTGCCGTGTTCGTGCTGCAGAAGCTGATCATGCTGACCTATATCACCGTGGTCTATGGCCTGACTGCCGTTCTGACCCTGATTCGCGGCGCCATGCTCATGTGGCAGGGCGCGATCTGGTTGGTCAACGCGGCGCTGCTGGCCAACCCGGTCGCCTGGATTGTCATCGGTGTTCTGGCCCTGGTCGCGGCGGTGATCGCCGCCGTTGTGTACTGGGACGAGTGGACGGGCGCGCTGATGAACAGCGAGGCGTTCAAGTGGATCGGCGACCAACTGAGCGCGCTGTCGGACTGGTTCGCCTCGATGGGCGGCTGGGCCGGGATGGCCAAGGCCGCGTGGGACGGCATCGTGGCGATTTTTCACACGGCAATCAACGGCCTGATCGAGATGCTGAACAAGATCCCCGGCGTCGACATTGAAACCCGCTTTGGCGCCATGCCCGAGGTTCCCGGTACCGATATCGGAGTCAATACCGTGGACAGCGCTGCAGCGGCGCAGCGCGCCCAGCAGACCATCAACGCGGCCATTCCAAGCCTGTCGCCGGCGCGACCGAACGCGGTGCCCCAGGGCGGGCTGCTGACCAGCATCCAGAACAACACCAGCAGCCAGAACAAAGGCATGCATGTGGAGAAAGTCGAGATCCACAACAGCAAGCCTATGACGTCCCTGGAGATGGAAAACATGGTCGCCATGTCGGTGGGCGGATGAGCGAGTACATCGACCTGCTGATCGCCGGCAATGACCTGGTGCTGGACCCATCGCGTCAGCCGCTGCTGATCGATGACCGGGCCAGCATCGCCCAGGACATCGCGCACATGATCCGCGACAGCGGGCTGCTGGTCACCCTGGTGGCTGAGCGCGATCGGCTCAAGCAACGCGACTGCATCCAACAACTGGAACTGCTGGTGGAGGCCGACGAGCGCCTGGTACCGGGCACGGCGCAGATCACGCAGCTGCAGCCTGGCCAGTACCTGGTTACGGCGACAACCCTGAAATTCGGCAACATCGAGGTGGATTTGTGAGCGACGTAGATTTCACGCAGGCGCTGGCCGACGCCGGCATTCCCACGACCGAGGCGGGGCTCCTGCAGGCGTGGGAAAAAGAGGTAGCCGCCCAGGGCAGCAAACTTAGCAACACCAGCGCCTATTCGCCGTTCTGGCGGGTGGTGCGCGCCCTGGTGACCAAGCCGGTGCTGTGGATCCTGGATTTTTTCGTGGCCACGGTGTTGCCCAACTTTTTCGTCAAGACCGCTGTAGACGCCTGGCTCGACATGCTGGCCTGGGCCGTCAACGTCGAGCGTAAGGGCGCGACCAAGGCCAAGGGCTTTTTGCTGTTCACCCGCGAAGCCGCCGGCGGCGCCCAGGAAGTACCGGCAGGAACGGTGGTGCAGTCCGCGTCGATCAACGGCCATATCTACCAGGTGATCACCACGGCCGTGGGTATTTTCGCTGATGGCCTTATGCAGCTGCAGATCCCGGTGGAGGCGGTCGACACCGGCGCCGGTTTCAACCTGGCCCCGGGTTATTACGCCATCCTGCCGGCTCCGGTACCGGGCATTGCCCAGGTGGTCAACAGCGACGGTTGGTTGACCACACCAGGTGCAGATCCTGAGCCCAACGACGAACTGCGTTTGCGCACCCGCAATCAGTTCTCGGCGGTCAACCAGTGGCACACCGACGCGGTGTACCGCGCCATGATCTCGGCCTTCCCAGGCGTTCGTCCTGATGGCGTTTACTTTGAGCACGGCGCGCCACGTGGCCCGGGTAGCGCCAATGCCTATGTGCTGTTTGAGGCCGGCGTGCCGGCGGCGACGTACCTGGAGCAAATCAACGCGCATATCCGCGATCAGGGCAACCATGGCCACGGCGATGACTTGTTGGTGATGGTCATGCCCGAAACCCAACACGCGCTGCAGTTGGAGATCTGGCCGCGCTCGACGCTGACCACTGAACAGCGCCAAACCCTCAAGGACAACGCCACTCTGTTCGTGCGTTCCGCGTTCCGTGACAGCACCGCCACGGACTTCCAGCCGACGCTGACTTTCCCCCAGTCGCGGTTTTCATTCAGCCGCCTGGGCGAAGAGCTTCACCAGCAGTTCGCCGGCATCGAATCACTGCACTTCAACAACGCCGACGTCATCAGCGAGCTGAACATTCCGCGGATCCAGAGCTTGGAGGTGCTGCTGCATGATTAAGATCGATCTGCCGTTCTGGCTCGATGGCACCGAGCTGGCCAAGCTCAAGGCAGCGGCCCAAGCCTGGTGGGAAAAGGTCGAGGGCTGGTTGCGTTGGCCGCTGCTGCAGATGGACGCCGACACCTGCCACATCACCGTGCTGGACCTGCTGGCCTGGCAGCGCGATATAACCCGCTTCAAGGGCGAACCTGAGACCTTGTATCGCCTGCGGGTCAAGCACGCCTTTATCAATGCCGTCGACGCCGGCAGCACCGCCGGGATGAAACGCATCCTGGTGCGCCTTGGCGTCGGTTACGTCGAGATCGAGGAACGTCAGCCCGACCGGGATTGGGATGTGGTGCTGCTGCGTTTCTCCGACTCGCAGCTGTCGCAAAACCCTGAGCTGCTGCGGGTGCTGATCCAGCAATACGGCCGCACCTGCCGGCGCTATGACTTTTCCACCATCACACCGGTACCGGTGCAAATCGCCCTTGTCCACTTTCACGACGATCAGCAAACGCTGGTCGCCCGCCTTTAGGAGCCCTCATGGGAGCCAGCATTACCCTTGCAGGTGAAAACCTGATCGCCCAGAAACAAGCCGCAAACGCGGGCCTGAAAGTCAGTCGATTCATTTTTGCCAACGTGCCCGGGTTGAATCCCAATGCACCGGTAGACCGCGCCGCGTCGAAGCCATCGGCGGGGCAGATCGTGTATGTCCACGATATTGCCGCCGAGCATGCGGGCTACGTGAACCCCAACCAAGTGGTCTACAGCGCGCAGATCGGATCTGATATTGGCGATTGGGACTTCAACTGGATCGGCCTAGAAACTACCGAGGGTGTGCTGTTTGCGGTGGCGTACGTGCCGGTGCAGCAAAAGCGCCGCAATATCCCGCCGCTGCAGATCGGCAACAACCTCACCCGCAACTTCCTGGTGGCGTTCGACGGTGCCCTGGCCCTGACCGGTATCACCATTGACGCCAGCACTTGGCAGCACGACTTCACTGTTCGGCTGGCCGGCATCGATGAGCGCGAGCGCCTGAGCAATCGCGACGTGTACGGCCGTGCCTGTTTCTTCGGCAGCTCGCTGCAGATGGAAAAGGCCGGTAGCACCTACCAACTCAAGCCTGGCACCGCGTATGTTGAAGGGATTCGCCTTGTGCAATCGGCGGCGTTGCCAGTTGTGCCGCCGGCACTGCCTGCCAAGGCTTGGTTGGACGTTGTGCTGCAGCGCGAATTGAGCGACGTAGTGGCGAGCTGGACGGTGGTTTTTGGATCTGAAAAAGCTGACTACACTGACGCTCTGGGGGTGAAGCACTACTGTGTGGCGATCGCGGATCTGGCGGTTGCCAGTGTGACGGATCGCCGTCCGGTCGAGGCGATCGACGGCCCCCTGGTGCAACAGTTCGCCCTGCGTACCGGCGACTATGAGCAACTGCGCGCCCGGGCGACCACCAAAGAAGACGTGGAGCTGGGTAACCTGCCGAACGCCATCAGCGATGACCAGGACACCAACAGCAGCGCCATTCTGGCCACCACAAAGGCGGTAAAAGCCGCTACCGCATCGATCTGGACAGGCATCGCGAACATCGTTTCCGGCGTCACCGTGGTGGGCAAGGCCGCGAGATTGGCCACCACCCGCAAGATCTCTGTAACGGGGTCAGTGACGGGTAGTGCGGATTTTGATGGAAGCGCCGACGTGACATTCAACTTGGCTGCCGCACAGGCCAGCGAGAGTGCGGCGGGTAGTGCCAAGGTGGCCAGCCAACCCCAAGTCGACGAAGGGCTGAATGATGCGGCCTATGTCACTCCCAAGAAATTGCGCTGGGGGTTCCTAATCAGCCTGAACGACGTCGGATACATCGTATTCCCGACCTGGTTGGGCGGATTGATCATTCAGTGGGGCAGCCTCTCGGCAGCGGTTGCAGATGGACAATCCGCAGTGACGTTCGGCATCGCGTTCCCGAACAAGGTGTTCGGCGTTAACGCCTCCTTTGGGTATTCGTCGGTTAGGGCGGATTACGCCATCACCGTGGAATCCCGGGTGCTGACCAAAACCGGATTTTCGGCGAATCGCCAGGATATTGGGTCGGCGCAAAGCCTCCCTACAGGCGTTATCTACTGGCAAGCCTTCGGCTTCTGAGGTCCCTTTTATGTTCTATAGCGCAACCACTGGCGGGATCTATCACCCTGCCATCCACGCAAGTTTCCCCAATGATGCTGTCGAGCTTTCGGACGCTGATTACAAAACGTTGATGGCCGGCCAGGTCGAAGGTAAGGCCATCGTTCCCGGTCCTGGTGGTCGTCCCATGCTCGCCGAACTGCCTACGCCGAATCCGGCCGATGAGTTGATAGGGCTCTATGACGTGGCCCTGGCGAATATAAATCGAGGGTGTGAACAGTCCATCACCGGTGGGTTTTCATCTGATGCACTCGGCGATCTATATCAGTACAGCAGTTCGCTGGAGGACCAGCTTAATCTGACCACCGCTATTTTAAGCGGGGTCGATATGCCCTACGCCTGTCGTGATGGATTGGGCGTGAAAGATTTTCGTCAGCACACCGTGGCCCAGTTACGTCAGGTCGGTGACGACTTCACGCTGTTCAAGATGCGGATGCTGCAGAAAGCCAACGAGCTGAAGCAGCAACTGGATACCGCGTTGGCTGTCGGCGATCGGGCGGCACTTGTCGCGGTTATCTGGGAGATTGTGCAGCCATGACTTGGGCACCGGTGACCATGCGCTGGCCCGAACAATCCACGCAATGGATGGGCGAGCTAGCGGCGGCTCAGGAGCTGGCTGGGAGCGAGCTGGTCAGCACCAACCAACGCCTGGCCGGACTGGATGGCATGACCAGCACAAACCCGGGGCCGGTGGGTGATGCGGCGAAGGGCGCGATAGAGGCCGGTCGTGCGGCCCTGGCGCGGCAGATGGGCGAGGCGCCGGCGTGCCTAGCCGTCACGCCATTTCAAAGCGGGGTAGGGCAAGGCCGTGGCCATCAGCGTTTTCTGTCGGCGCCGAACTTGCTGCAGCAGCTGGCCGCCAAGTTGGTCGACGCCAGTGACAGCGGCCGACCGGCTGGCCCTCAATATGCGCTGTCGCTGATGTTCCTGGGCACGCGCCTTGATCAGTTCGCCGAGACCCTGGCGCGCTTCAATGCGCTGCTGCCGATCCCTGACCTGGTGCGCGCTGAACGTCGGGCACGGAACCTGTCGTGGCTGGAAGCCGAAAAGTGGGAGATCCCCAGCGCGGGGCCTTTGCCGCGCTGGTCTGCGCTGCCCCTGGAGCGCTGCACGGTGGTCAAAGCGGCCAAGCAATCCATGGCTGGCCAGATCGCCGTCCTGGAAAGCTACGCGGCCGACAGTTCACCCATGGGCGACTTGGCTGCACTCGCCGGCCGTAAAGCTGCGCAGCAGCAGGACCGCAACAAACAGCTGAATGATCTGAAAGCCCTACTGGCGGGTGGCAACGCCGATCACAGCATGCGCGCGCGGATCCTGGGCCCAGGCGACAACAACGAGCTGCGTCGCGCCTTGCTGCAGGGCGATGCACCTGGTCATGAGTGGGTGTTGTGCGCCGGCGTGCTGTTGGTGGGCTCGCTGGGCGGTTTGAGCTTTGTTCGGGAGCTGGTCGGCCTATGACGCTATTACTCGACGGCCAACAGGTCCTGGGCAAGCGCCTGAAAATCACGGCCAACCTGCGTATCGAAAGCGATGACTTGTCCGGGCAGACCAGCAACAGCCAGACCGCGCACAAAGGGTTCAAACCCAAAACCCTAGCGGTCTCGCTGATGATCCCGTTCGTTGACCAGGTGCAGCTGCGCAACCTCATGCGCTTGGCCGAGGCCACTGCCGGCGGTGGGCAACTCAAGATGTACCGCATCGTCAACGACACCGCTGCCGCATTCGGTATTCGTGAGGTGCAGTTCTCCGACGGTGTGAGCGCCCGGGAAGATGACTCGCTGAATGCTTGGCTGGTGCAGTTCACCCTGTCCGAGAAACTGTCCAACCCAGAGCGGGTGGAGAGCCGCCGCGCAGGCAACAAAGTCACGTCACAGTCCGGCCCAGGTTCGGCCGTCGGCGCCGCCGCTGGTGGTGGCGACGGCACTGGCAATCCCGAGGAACTGAGCGGTTTTGAACGGACGTTGAAAAAAGTCGATGACTGGTTGGCCCCGATACCATGAAACTGCACAAGGTACTGACGATCGGCGGCACGCCTTACCCGCTGATCAAGGACGAAGTACGGCTGGACATTAAAAGCCCCGGCCGGGCGACCTTCACCATCCAGGCCGGTGCCCCGGTCAAGGGGTTGGTGATGCTCGATGTCGGTTACAACGACGGCCCGCTGCAGCGCCACTTCATTGGATTTGTCGAGCGCTCAACGGCGATCAACAGCGTGCAGCAGATCCTGGTCTGCCGCGAACTGGCGGCGATCCTGTCGCAGCCCATGCCGCTGAACCTGCGCCACGTCGACCTGCAGGGCGTGCTGGCCGAGGTCAGCGACAAGACCGGCCTGCGCTTTCGCGTGCCGGACAAGGCTTACGCCAAGGTCAAAGCCCCTTTTTTCTACAGCCTGGCCGCTGGTTACCTGGCAATGGACAGCCTGGCCAGCGTGTTCAGCATTCCCGACTTTATCTGGCAGCAGCAGGGCGACGGTGACGTGTTCGTGGGCAGTTGGGCCGACAGCTTCTTTGGCATCCGCCCGCCGCTGCAGCTGCCCGTCGAACTATTCGACGGCTACCAGGGCAACCAGAGCGCAATGATCGCGGCCCTTCCAGGACTACGACCAGGTGCAACCATCAACCAGGGCGAGAGGATCACCAGCGTGACCCTTGCCGGCAATCAAATGGCGATCAAATGGACGACGCAATCCGTCGCAGCGTAGAGCGGCAATTCCCCGAACTTACTGGTGGCTACCACCTGCCACGCTTTGGCCGTGTGGTGGCCGTGCCCGACGCGCCGGCCGCACCTGGTCTGTGCGACGACTTCCGGCCACGCTTTGGCGTCGACGTGGAAGTGTTGCTGCCCGATGGCGAGCCAGATCCGGCGCTGCCGATCCTCACCGGCCTACCGCTGCCGGCGCCGATGGGAGGGCAAGAGGCGGGCATGTTTGGCTTCCCGGAGGAGGGAACCACAGTTGTGGTCAGCTTTGCCTACGGCCTGCCGCATAAGCCCTTTATTACGCAGATCCTGCCGCATGGTCTGAGCCTGCCCCGGGTGCCGAAGGGTGACCAGGTGTGGCAGCACAGCGAGGCCTGCCAGCAGCGCGTCGACGCGGACGGTAGCTGGCTGCGCCAAACGGATGGCAAGATCCAGGACAAGGCGATCGAGCGGGAAGTGGAGGCGATGCAGAACACCGAGAGCTTCCAGAGCCACACCAGGACGGTGGACGACCATTCAATCGAGTCAGTGGGGGGGATCAAGAAGATCGAGGCACTGGGCGCGCTCAAGCTGCTGTCGGGCGGATCCGCGAGTCTGGCGGCTGTAGACGATCTGCACCAGGCCACCGGCCGCGATCTGAACCTGGTAGTGGGGCAGAAGCACAACGCCACGGTGGGTGGCGATATGGAGGAAAGGATTCATGGGCTTCGTAAAAGCGTGACCGGTGTCAGCCAGCAGATGCAGGCGCCAAAAAGCTGGATCGGGTCCGAATCTGTGAACCTGTTCCAAGTGGTGTGTGACATGCTCGACTTGCTGCAGCAGATGAACATCCAACTGGCGGCGCATACGCACGCTCCAGGGCCAACACCAAGCCCAACCGATGCTGCTAGTTTCGTCTTGAAAGCAGAGAGCGCTGCGAGACTGGCGACGTTAATGAAGTTGATTACTAAATAA